AGTCTAGGGAAAAAATGGCGCTGAACGCATACCTCAAAATTGAAAAACAAATAAGGGAAAGGGAAGCCCATGAAAAAAAGTTAGGGATAGAGCGCGGGGAGATGTTAGCTAGGGCGGAGGTTGAAAGAATTTTGCGGACATTGTTCCATTCCGCAAATGCTTGTTGTGATAAATTCAGTAAGCAAATAGCGCAACGGTTAAGCAACCTAGAAGCGGCGGAAGTCTATGAAATACTAGCCCCGCAGTTAACCTCATTAACAATATTTGAGAGTCTCCAAAAAGCAGCTAATCCGCCCGGTGAGTGCAACCTCCCGCAGTGGGTTATTGATACCGCCAAAACGGAAGAAAAGCATTACATTGAATATGACTGAATTGAGAAGCGTAAAGCGTAGAGATCCCATAGCTTGGTTGGAAGAAAACGTTCAACTTGACTACGGGTATTTCAAAAGGGAAAACCACCCGCTTATTGTTGAGCCGATCCGCATGGCAGCAAAAAAAAGAGGTGGGTATGTGGGGTTGATTGGTAGCGTTCAGCATATTAAGACCCTAACGGCTCAACTCATACAACTATATGGACTTAAGACTTCGCCGTGCAATGCCGCGCATTACGACCTAACAAGTGATGCACTCAAGGAGTTTTCAGATGACAAGTTTGTTCCCCTTATTGATAACACAGATACAATCACATGCCTAATACCAGACCAGCCATATCGCCGAACCAAGTTCTACACAAGCACCGTCTATGGATACATACGGTTGCTTTCTGCGGGTATAATGGCGAACCGAAATTCCAAAACACTTGAACGGATTACGGCTGATGAATCTTGGTCATATAAAGATGATGAGGGTTGGTTAGAGCAGATACATGACAGGCAAAGTTCTTACGCATGGGCTTGGCAAATGTTTCTCCCATCATCAGGGCAAACAGCCGGGTCGCAGCTTGACAGGTTATGGCAAAAATCAACCCAGAGAACTTGGCATATAAAATGCGATTGCTGTGATGGGGAAATACCATACATATGGAAGCTCCCTTCTGTTAATGGGCAAGTGCCGCCCGGCGGTATGCGATACGCCTCAAGCGAGGACGTAATGGACGAGGAAGGGATGATTAATTGGGTTAAGCTCAGGGAGTCAGCTTATTATCAATGCCAACTATGTGAGGGTAGAATGGATTGGGATGCTGCCGACCAAGATAGGCGCAACCAACGCGGACGCTATATACCGATGAACGAAAAAGGAGACCCGGATATTGTCTTCTATAATTATAACGCGATGGTTCATGTGCCTTGGCCTGACTTGGTAACTAAGTGGAAAGAGGCAACAATAGCAAGGAGCCGGGGCGACCTTTCAAAGCTAGAAAACTTTGTGCGCAAACAACTCGCGCAACCGTGGAATGAAAGTGAATACATTACAGACGAAGTTCAAGAAAATGCGCGTGGTGATTATTTGCTTGGCCAAGCATGGGAAACGGGTGGTGAAGAGCCTTTGATGTTTGCAACCGTGGATGTCCAGAAGGATCATTACTATGTTATTATCCGCGCTTGGGCATTGATTGGCGGGGTGCTTCAATCAAGGCTCATTGAAAGGGAAAAGGTTGTTTCGGTTGGCCAGATACGCGACCTTGCTGATAAGTGGAAACTAAAACAAAACGGGTTGAGGGGTTCGCGGGTATTCTTAGATGGAAACTACAATACCGTTCAAGTGCAACGTATAGCCGGGGAAAATGGGTGGATGGTCTTCAGGGGTGATAAAGCTAGGGACTTCAGACATCCGGATGGTTTGCGCCGCATATACTCTGACGTGCAATATTTGGACACCGGCGAGGGGACAGAAAACGCACGCGGGGGGAGCAGGTATGTTGGGCAAATTCGTTTTTCAAAAAATGCAGCACTTAGCCGGTTATCTCTAATCCGTTCAATAAGATCATTTGAAGATAAATTGGTTTGGACTTATGCGGATAATTCTGGCAGCGTTTATGAGCGGCAGATTAACGCATGGCACCGCATAAGTAAAACAGCCCCAGACGGAAGAAGGTATTACGACTTCATTAACCGGGATTCCAAGGACGACCATTATGGTGATTGCGAACAACAGCAAGTTGTCTGTGCGGCGATGGCCGGTTTGGTTGGTGTTGATGGTGGCAGGGAAGATGATGAAGACGTTGAATAATTACTGCATTGACAAAGTGGTTGATTTGTTATTTAAATCAAGCATACAATATGCGTGCATTGCTTTTCACAATTTGGATACAATCAGATAAATCCGTTTCCGCAACCCTAGCCATGCTGGAGCAGTTGACTCTTGCACAATTTGAAACCGTCCAACAGGGTGGTGCAAGAATGATCAATGCTTCATTATCTGGAAAATCCTTCAGTTATGAATTGCCACCTAATTGGGGGGCTTTCGATTTTACCGAAATGATTAGAATGGCATACAAGATGGTCAAGACTGGGGGTGTAGGCGGTTCTGTAATGACGGAGGAACTATTAGAAGCCTACGTGCTTGATGCCGGAAATGAAATTTCGGATACGATGCTTGCCCGGATTAACTACAACAATTTAAGACGATAAATTATGGCAGTTGACCCGGTAAAATCATCATACGGAAAGGCGAGTATTCGTTACGCGCCCGGAAACACGTTACGTTCAGGCTCAAGCGAGTTTTATTCTGGTGGCCGCAATGACCAGCGCCGCTTGAATACTAAAAACCTTTCACAGGATATAGCCGACATGATGACGGCGCATCGTCATAAGATGATGCTTGGCGACTCAAGGTATATCTACCAATCTTTTTCCTCTATTGCGGGTGCAGTTAAGCAGAAGGCGAACTATGTTTACGGGGGCAGTTGGAGGCTGCAATCATTAAGCACCGACACCTCATTTGCAGCCGCAGTTGAGGAAGACTTTGTTAGGCTAGACCAGATGCTTGACCTGCGCGGTGCTAACTTTGGTTTCCGTAAAAATATCTGGAGGGGTTCAAAATTGTTAGATGTTGACGGTGATTTTTTCGTTATCTTAACCGAGCAACCCGATACCGGGTTTCCTAAGTTACAATTCATAGAATCTCACCGGGTGGGCGATTGGGGTGAATGTGGTGATGGTTATGTAAATGACTCAACCGCATACGCTGGCCGCAGGATTCTGACCGGGGTAATTGTTGATGATTATATGGCTCCGATTGCATACCGCATCAAAGACGATTCTAGGAAGCGTGGTTTCCAAGATATACCTGCCAATTCAATGGTTCACTTTAGCGACATGGAATGGTTCAGCCAAGGCAGGGGAACGCCAACAATCGCAGCGGCAATTCTTGATTGGTATGACCTAAGTGAAACCCGTGATGCCCAGAAAATGAAGCAAAAAATAAATTCTATTTTAACGCTTGTTGAATCAACCGAAAGCGGAACACGCGACATAGGTCGAAATGCGCTTGGCATTGGCGGGGGTGATTCTGCACCGGGGACAACTTACATGGATAGCGGGATGATCCGCATCATCAAGAATGGTGGCAGCTTAAAAGCCCATACAGCAAACGACCCCCCAGAAGGCTGGTTAAAATTTACCCAGCTTGTTGAGCAATCAGCTTTTTACGCACTAGGATGGCGCAGGGAAATGTTGGATTCTAGTTCGGTTGGTGGTGCAGGTGTTCGCGGCTTTGCGGCAGACATAAACAAATCTATTTCGGCAAGGCGCGAAACCTTGGAGAGTGGTTATAAAAGGCTTGCTCGTTACATTATTGCCAAGCGAGCCAAAATGGGAGCATACACGCTCCCGGAAGACTGGTGGAAAGTTTCATTTACAAAACCCGCAGAATTTACGGTTGATGAAGGGAGGATGCGTAAAGCAGATATTGAAGACCTCCGAGCCGGGCTAATTACAGCGACCGACATTGTTGAGCGCAGGGGAAGCAACTACGACGACGTGGTTATACAGCGAGCTAAAGAGCTCTCTACGCTGAAACAAATTGCAGAAGATTACGGCCACCAACTAACGGACATTTCAATACTCACCAAACCCGGTGACATTGCCCCTGAAAAGGAAGAATCTGAAGATGTGGTCGAACACAAAAAACAGGTTCTTAATTTTGAAACCCTAAAAGCCAAGTTTGATTCTTATGGTGTTGGCGTTCGTGCTGGCAGCATAACACCACAAACTGATGATGAATTATCATTCAGGCAAGAAGCCGGGTTGCCTCCCGTTGGGGCAGCGGTAAAAGGCGCTTGGGAAAAAGACGGGGGTTACCGCAGACCAATCACTTTACAATCAGGCACGGAATCTCAAGCTGAGATTTCAGAAGCTGATGAAAACACCAACCCAGATAATAATGACAAAGACATGGTTTAATATCACACCCCCTGCCGAGGGTTCAACTGAGGCGGAAATTTCCATCTATGACGCCATTGGCGGGTATGATGTAAATGCTAAAGAGTTCGTAAACGAGCTTAAAGAAATTAACGCGCAAACAATACACTTGAGGCTCAACTCCCCCGGTGGTAGCGTGATTGATGGTAACGCAATCTTCAACGCGCTACAAAGGCACGATGCAAAAATTGTAACACATATCGACGGGCTTGCCGCAAGCATGGCCTCGGTTATTGCAATGGCAGGTGACGAGGTGCATATGTCGGACAACGCATTGCTAATGATTCACAACCCTTGGACAGTTTCCATGGGCGATGCTGATGAGTTACGCGCAGACGCCGACTTGCTTGATAAAATGAGCGCATCAATTCTTAACGCATACGGCAGATCCCAATATGAAGTTGAAGAACTGAAAGACCTAATGGATGCTGAAACTTGGTTTACAGCACAAGAGGCATTTGACGCCGGGCTTGTTGACCACATTGACACCGGGCTAAGGGCAGCGGCTTCAGACTTTACAGCACTTGCCGCAATTTCTGAGATCAGAATCCCAGCTGAAAAACAGGTTGTTTCTCTTTGCAAACAAATTGAAGCAATTACCGCTTCTAGTCAGGAAGTCTCTAACGAGCTTGCCGCACAACGCGAAACCCTTGAGGAGGTTTCTGGCAAACTACAAGAAGCACACGCAGACCTAGCGGTTGCCGTATTAGGCAAGCTAGAAGCCGAAGCTTATGCCGATGAGGCAAAGGGCTTAATGGAAGCTAAAGCAGCCGAGGTGGAAGCTAAGGACGCAGAAATCGAACAGGCCAAAGAGGTAAGCGATGCGGCTGTATCCGCTAAAGCCGCAGAGCTTGTTCAGGTTGCTACTCACCAACCAGTTGCCGATTGTGGTGACGGGCTTGGGGCGGAAACTGATGAGCAGCTT